GCCCATAATCACCTGCAACTCGGCAGCATTCTTAGAACGCAAAAACTCCTCGGCCGATTCGGCCTCTTTCAACTTAATACGCGACTCCTCGCGCAAAACCGAAGCATGCTGCTGATGCACATTCATCTGCGCCGAACTCGTCGCACGCTGCGTCCGAAGATAATCAATCTCTGATTCCAACTTCTCCGCAAGACGATCATTCTGCATCGTCTCTTCCCGCGTGCGCGCCTCCTGCGCTTCATCCAGACCAACTTGCGAACCCGTCCGCATACTCACATTACCGCCCGCGGACGGAAACGACACAGCGTGAGGCATAGCACCCACAGCGGAACTCGCACCACCTTGTGAATACGCCAACATCGGATTCAAACCAGCGGCCTTCATATCAGCAACACCACGTTGCCACGCCGTATTACTCATATCCCGCTGGAAATCCATCTGAATCTGCGCATCACGCTTGTTCCACTCACGCTCAATCAGTGAAGCACCCCAATCGGTGCCACTGAAACCCCAACCGGAAACACTAGGCAATCCCATACACGCCTCCTAGAAATGATCAATCAAACCCGGAACGGAATACAACGGCATCGGACGAGCAGCTTGAACCTGAAAAAAAGAATCGAAAATAAACTGCTGACCATTCGCCGCCGAGCCCACAGCAACAACACGTTCCACCGGAGGCGTATCCGCAATAAACGTCCCATTCAAAGCCGGCAACGCAGTAAAATTCTGCGCAAGATGCCACGGATCAATAGTCCCGGCCGCAGTAGAACGAAACAACGAAGTAATCATAGACGGATGATAGCGATATTCCGCCCACCGTTCTTGATACCCGAACGTCAAAGCGTCATTCGCATCACCACGCACGTAAATCTCTTGATTCAACACACTCTGTTCGCCCAACATAGCAAACGCCGGAAAGTAAAAATCATACCGCGTAGAACGCGACCACATCCGGCGCATACCTTGCTGATACGACAAATCCGCGCGAACAGAAACAAGTCCAATGATCATCCCATGCTCAGTAAACGACTGCGTAAAACCATGATTCTGTCCCAACGCAGTAGCAAACGCCGCCAACGTAGCAAGCGGCGTCCCTGCAGCCGTCTCCGAAGTCTGAGCAATCGGATTCACCTGTATCGGCGTAGAACCACCGCCGAGAAACTCAGCCCGCTGCAACCGCGCATCGGGCGAAGTCACACCAAAATGAGCACGCACAATCTCCGTATACCGCGTGCCACCACGCGCATCGCGCTCCAACAGCTTCTGAATCTGAAACGCCTGCCGCAACTGACTAATCGTAGCGGCCGTCGCAGCGGATAAATCCGCTTCCATACCAGTATTAGCCCACAAACCAGCAGAAGTAACCGTGGGCGCACCACTCGAAAACTGCACAGCACTAGTCGCCGCAGCACCACCAATCGTATGCGGATTCCCCGCACTCGCGCCGATATTCATCGTAGGATTAGTCCCATCGCCAACAATCGGCGCACTAATACCCAACGGCAACGACACAGCAGTATTACCCTTCTGCGGCCACGGCAAAGCGGACGTAAAATAATCATGCCGCTTGCCACGACGCAACAACACATAATCGGCCGGATTATCCGGCCCGTCATCCTTATCAACTACAAACGAATTCTGCAAATTCTCATCGCGGAACCACTGATTGAAAATCAGGTTATACGCCCGCGCAAACAACGCGGAATGCGAAACCGTCGCACCGCCGGCAACCTGCCCTACAGTCGGCAAGCCCATATGATCTTGCAACGACCCGACGGCATAACCTCCAGCCGGACACACTACCTGCGGAACAACGAACGAGATTGAATCACCCGGATTATCCTGCTCACCCATGAACTTAACCCAATTGTTCCACACCAACCGATTAGGGACGAAAAAGAAAAAAGAATCAAGATGCAAATTATCCATAATCGGAAACAAAGGCGTAGCCAACCGCGCGAACGCCGTCATACGCAAATTAAACGTGTCCCCGGGCAACACCTCATCAACATACACCGGCACAAGATACCCCGCATCGAACGTCGACTTATGCGCACTCTCAATACGAAACGACGACCGCGGAATATCAGACCGCGGAACCATCGCGAACTGATGAACATCGACAGACGGCTGACGAAACATGACTACCTCCTAGCGATCAGAACCGTTAAACAACAACTCGGGAACTTTCACTCCATTGAAAACACCGGAGTTATCATCAAACGTCCCGAGATAAAACAACCTAAAATCCTGCGGATGCTTGAACATCGGATTATCGGCCGCATCGCGCCCGACCTCATCCTGAAACATACGCACCGCAAGCCCCTTGCTACCACAAAAAAAAGGCCGTGAATAAACACCGGCCGCAACATCAAAAATGGCACAAACTTGCATATCCATGAAAACCTCCTAAACTTTCCGCTTCATTGAACGCAAACGCGCTGCAGCAACTACTTCCCGAACAGCAAGACGAGAAGCGGAATTATCCTCGCTATACTGCCGGGCCACAACGCTTCTGTCATAATCCAAAATGGAAGCTGCATCAGAATCAACATCACTAAACACCCTATCGTAATACCGCGGGGCTTTCCACTCTTTGCCATGAACGACCACCTTACCAGAAGGATACACATCAGAAAAAAACTTATCCAACCACGGCTTACCGATGCCCGGCTTCAAAGACATATGACAAAATTCCGGGCACCTACCAACGATCTCACCCGTCGCCCTGTCAACCTGATCAGGAACGACAACCGACGCAGCCGCATCTGCAACTTTCTTCATTACGTAACGCGCCACGTATGCCGCACTCTCAAAAGTAACTGCGCCGATAGTGGAGAAACCGAACCTCCACAACTTCTCAAGACTAGGCGAACGATAAAGAACCGCGCCGCCGCCAACACGCTTATATTGAATCTTATCAGAGAAATCAAAACCAAAAAGACAAGCGTGAAAATGCGGACGCGAATGTTCGCCACCATATTCACCACACATAAAAAAACGGACCTTACGGCCCGTCTCACGGCGCAACTCACGCATGAACTTCTGAAAATCTACATACCGTAATGAGAAACCCTCTGGCACATGCGCCTCATCATAGGTGAGCGTAATAAAACAATTCTCTGCGTGCATTTGTGCCTCATGCACGCAACGCACCGCCCACTGTCGCGAACGCTCCAGCCGACAGCCAACACACCGGCCGCACGGCAACTCCAAGCTACGCATCGAACCATGCCGGCGCAACTCACTAAACGTGACAACACCGTCCTCGCCCTGATAGGCAATGACGGGATGATAACAACCCACGGCTACAGCCGGATACCACCACGCATCACAACCGCCATATTACGCGGGTGAGTCCGCGAAACATTACGGCGGAAATGACCAGCAGACGGACGCTTATTCACACTGAAACGCTTCAAAGGACGCATAAAACCTCCTAAACAAAGGGTAGAACCCCTCGACCCCCGGAGGAACCCCTCCGGACCACCTGGCACACTGTAATCAAGTCTCAACGTGTGCCCTGTGGTAATACCACAAAAAGAGGGGGGCTGTAAAGCCCCCCCCTACTACAGATTGCGGACGGCTAGATCCTCGCTAAAAACGCACGCACTTGCTGAATCTCAAACGCCACCGCATCTTTAATACTCGGCAAAACACCCTCTCGCTTCTCCTGCCGCTCAAGCATTTGCCGATAATGCCCTACGGCACGAACAACCAACGCGCGATCTTCCGCGCTTCCAATCGTAAGCTTAGCTTCCGCCATATGTGCGGCCCTCCTATAGCCGCACACACATCATACCACAACTACTTCGCCGTGTCAACCGCCGGCGAAACAACCTCCACCTTCACCGGAGGAGGATCAACGGGTTCAGGCTTCACAAGCACTAAACCCAACTTAATCGCTTCATCGCGATTCTTAACATCAGAAACAAAATCCACAAGCTCCGCGGCGTTATTATGAAACCGCGCCCGCACATGAGCGGGCAACGCCATAAACGCCACGTCCGCACTACGGACCTGCAACATCGCCGTATGATAATCCGTCACTTCCGAGAAATCGCCATACTGCGGCACAAAAACATTCTCCGGCAACTGACCGGTAAGATTAAAACGCCGCACGATAGTATTGATATTCGACTCCTCCGCAAACGACTGCTTAGTCCGCGACGGCTCAACAGAACAATCCAAACCGCTTTCCAGCGACGCCAAATCCGTATCGTAATTAAACGGCTGACCACGACGAACCATAAAAACCTCCTACGGCCTATACAACTGGCCTGTTGAACGATCAATTAAACCGCGCCGATTCCATTCGAAACGCTCCGGCGCACGCGCACCGGGACCACGCCCCGGGCGCAACCCTTGACCTCGGCTCACACGACCGCCGAGAAAACCAGCAACACCACCGACGAGACCAGCACCAATCGTCTTAATCAGACGCTCG